AATAACAAAAGAGCACCCGCCGATATTACTTTGGATCATTTACTTGATCATTTTGAGGGTGAAAGCGCAAGGCGTGGGGGGCGTACTGTTTGGAGTTTGGTTTCAGCGGTGACGGATTGGAGCACGTTAAGATATAGCAATTTTTCAAGGCATATTGGAGATACACAAAAATTGCATACTTCTAGCCTATCCGCTGGAGTTAATAGGCAGGAGCGGGTCGCCAATTGGATCAGTAACCATGTTATACCAACATATAGTCATTTGGGAGCGGTTGCATAAATACTAGTATTCCTCCGGGCGGTGTTTATTAGTCCTTTGCACCGCCAAAACCTAGCCCCGGTTAATGTTTTATTGATGTTATCCGGGGCTTTTTTTATGCGCTATTCAATATCATTCAATAACATATTAAATAATTGATTAAACTAGGTTTTATATAGTTTGGAGTATGGGGGATTTGTTTGGGGATATAGCCCGCTAATGCTATTTAAAATCGTTTTAAGGCGTGCTGGTATGTTATACCCTACAAAACAGTTAAAATTAGCTGAAGGGGCACTAGGGGGCGTTTAAATGGCATATAATAAAAATATAGCCTATAACATCAATAAAACTTGCGGGAGTTGGCGGGGGAGTTATTCCGGATATTATCTAAAATATTATAAAATTGTCATGAAGTAAGAAGAATAATAAATATATAAAAAAAGTTTAGGGGGGAGCTGCTAGGGACACTAGGGTACCTATACAAGATACATAACCAGATGCTCTAAATTTTCTAATTTTTTGGATTTGTAAGGTTGGTGTTCTTAGGTACGCCCACAAAAAAACCCCCAAAGAATGGAGGTTGGTGTATTTAATAGGTACTTGATGTATATAAGTAGGGGGTATATAGTATTTCCTTCGTCAATACTTAATATTATTATACAGGTAAAATTCGGTTTTGTCAAGTAAAATCGTACAAATAGGTAAAAATAATTTTTTTTATTTTTTTTTAGGTTTTTTGCATTTTTTACTTGACAAATGGTAAATATATCACTATAATGGGAGTATAGGTTAGAGAAGTATTATCTTCACACTCAATATCCCCCCAATTACATCAACCAAAAAGTCGGGATACATTGTACATAGTGAGGAAAAGAGATACTTTTCTATCATTTTCCAAAGAAATATGAATATTATGACACAATCTCAAGGTTTAGTCAAGAAAAATCTTACTCAAAAGCAAGATAACTTCCTAACAGCGTTGTTTTCTAATGGTGGTAATATATCTGAAGCCTTGAAAACAGCGAAATACAGCCAGCACAGCCGTAAGGATGTGTTAGCATCGTTAAAAGAAGAGATTGCGGAGCGTACAAAGGTTATGCTTAGTGGTGCAGCTGTAAAAGCAGCGGATAACATCATTAAAACAATGGATGTTGAGGTAGATGCTGAAATACCAACCAATCGTTTAGAGCTGCGGTATAGAGCAGCAGGAGATGTGTTAGATAGAATAGGTATAACCAAGCGACAACAGATAGATGTTAGCGGTGAAATCAAACATGGTATCGTTTTACTGCCTAGTAAGAAGCCAATGGTAGATGTAACTCCTTAATGGCTAGACCGAAGTTACAAGACGGAGAAAAAGGCAACTACAACGTAAGTAGTGTAGTTAGAAAAAAACGTCTAGCAGAAAAATCACTCCGAGATGCGGAGAGAGCAGCAAAAACACAAAAAGAGAAGGCTCAGAAAGCATCAGAAAAAGCTAGACAACGTGTTTCTACACGAAAGAAGGCAGTAGAATTACTAAATGAAGGCGGAGTAGCAAGCAACGATTTTATGACTACTCTTCCAGCTTCTGTACAGGAAGCAATCGTTGAAGATCAGCATGAATTAATCTTTTCTCCCAACGAAGGACCGCAAACAGATTTTTTGGCTGCCCCTGAGAAAGAAGTGCTATATGGGGGTGCAGCTGGTGGTGGCAAAAGCTATGCACTTCTGGTAGATCCCTTACGATATGCAGATAATCCCAATCATCGAGCCTTACTATTACGGCGAACTCTTGGTGAATTAGCGGAACTAATAGATCAATCTAAGAAAGTATATCCAAAGGCATTTCCAAAAGCCGTTTTTAAAGAGAGCAAGAATCTCTGGATCTTTCCAAGCGGAGCTACCATTTTATTATCCTATGTAGACAAAGATCAAGATGCTACAAGGTTTCAAGGTCAAGCGTTTACATGGATAGGTATAGATGAGTTAGGACATTATCCTACACCTTATGTATGGGATTACTTACGATCTAGATTAAGAACTACCGATCCTAAGATTGAAACATATATGAGAGCATCAGCAAACCCCGGTGGTGTTGGTGGTTGGTGGATTAAGAAAATGTTTATTGATCCAATAAAACCAAACACACCCTTTGCTGCAAAAGACATGGAAAGCGGAAATGCGTTGGTATTTCCACCAAATCACCCAAAAGCAGGTAAACCTCTTTTTCATAGAAAGTTTATTCCTGCTAGACTAACAGATAATCCATACCTCATGGCTTCTGGTGAATATGAAGCGATGTTGTTGTCTTTACCAGAAGTAGAAAGACGTAGATTACTAGAAGGAGATTGGGATGTTGCAGAAGGGGCTGCATTTGCCGAGTTTAATAGGGCAACACATATTTGTAAACCCTTTGAACTTCCTAGAGGTTGGCCTCGTTTTCGTGCTGCTGATTATGGTTATAGCTCTCCTTCTTGTGTATTGTGGGGTGCTGTTGATTATGATGGTAATATTTGGATATATAGAGAACTCTACGCAAAAAGACTTACAGCAGATGCACTAGCAGATGCTATATTTGAATTAGAAGCTAACGATCCTCCAATGTATGCTTCGGTATTAGATAAATCTTGTTGGAATAGAATAGCAGGTGCTCCATCGGTAGCACAGACAATGATAGAAAAAGGTATACGATGGTTGCCTTCTAACTCAGATAGACTAAGTGGAAAACTTGAATTACACAAACGATTACAACTTAATGAAGATAGTGGTGAGGCTAAACTCAAGATATTTGAAAACTGTACGAATATCATACGAACTTTACCAGCGATACCGCTATCGAGAACTAATAGTGAAGACGTTGATACGAGATCTGAAGACCATGCTTATGACGCATTGAGATATATGTGTATGTTAAGACAACTCAATAACACCAACTTTAATACATGGTCTAATAGGATAAAAGATAGTGCTCCCGAACCAAGAGATATGGTGTTCGGGTATTAACAACAAAGGAGGTGATCTTTTGGGTGCGGTACTAACAACTAATTTTAATTTACAACATAAGGAAATAAAACAATGCCACAAACTATGATAGACTTAACAAGTGCTTCTGAACAAGGAAGAATGAGCGAAGTTCCTGACGGAAAAGATGCAAAGGCTCCTGTAGAATCATGGGTTTCTGCTCCTGCTGAATCTTTTGTTTCAACAATGGATGCACCAAAACAACAAACCAAAACAACTATATCTCCAAATTTTTTTTCTATGGCTGACGAAAAGGACTACTAGTCTCTATGACATTTCTTGATATAGAATCCAAAGGTAAGAAAGATAGCGATACAACTATAGATGTACGCCTAGAAGATGAAAGTCTAGGTAGTGGTCTTGTAGGACATATTCGTGAAAGATTTCAAGTTGCGGAAGACGGCAGATATTCTGACGAACAACGCTGGTTGAAAGCATACAAAAATTATCGAGGATTAACCGATCATGCTAATGCGGATAAACTAAGGGAGTCTGAAAAATCTAAAGTATTTGTGAAGATAACCAAAGTTAAAGTATTAGCAGCAGTCGGACAAATTAGTGATATACTATTTTCTAATAAAAAATTTCCAATAGTAATAGAACCAACACCTTCTCCAGAAGGTATGCCAGAGTTTGCTCATCTTCAACAACAACAGCAAGGTCCAGAAAGTCCTTTTGGTTTTGCTGGTGATGACATGGAACTATTACCCGGAGCTACAGAAGCTACTGCAAGACAAGAAAATCCAGTTGTAGGTAATCTTGGTCCTGAGTATGAAAGCGATAACATTGTAGCTGGTCCGGGTAAACTTGGAGAACCACAAATAAAACCTGCTGCGTTAGCTGCTGCTAACATGGAAAAAATAATTCAAGACCAATTATTAAATACTGATGCAGTAAAAAAATTACGCAAGGCTTTATTTGAATGTTGTTTATTAGGAACAGGAATAATTAAAGGACCATTTACTAGTGAAAAAACTATACCTAGATGGCAAAATAATGACATGGGAGAAAGAGAATACTCTCCTATCTATAAAAACAATCCAAACATAGATCATGTTTCATGTTGGAATTTATATCCAGATCCTAATGCTACTAGCATGGATGAAGCAGAATATGTTATACAAAGACATAAATTAAATAGAGATCAATTACGAAAACTTCAAGATGAACCATATTTTAATCGTAATGCAATCAATGAATTGCTAGAGAATGGACCTAACTATGAAGAAAAATATTTTGAAGCACAGCTACAATCGGATCAAAACGATCCTATCTACTCCGATACTCGCTTTGAGGTCTTGGAGTATTGGGGTACTATGGATTCTAAAATGGCTGAACAAGCAGGGCTGGAAATATTTGAAAATATGTCTAACATGGATTCGTATTCGGTAAATGCGTGGATCTCAGGAAATAAAATATTACGTTTGGTTGTAAATCCGTTTACACCAGAACGTATGCCGTACCATGCGTTTCCATATGAAGTCAACCCATATCAATTATTTGGTGTAGGTGTTGCAGAGAACATGGAAGATGCACAAGTATTAATGAATGGCCACATTCGCATGGCGATAGACAATCTTGCTCTCGCTGGCAATGTGGTTTTTGACGTTGATGAAGCAATGTTGGTTCCCGGACAAAACTATGACATCTATCCGGGTAAAGTATTTAGAAGACAGTCTGGTGTAACAGGAACAGCGATTAACTCAATTAACTTTCCTAACACCGCACCAGCTAATGCACAAATGTATGACAAGGCTAGACAACTAGCTGATGAAGAAACAGGTATACCAAGTATTATGCACGGACAAACCGGAGTAACCGGAACAGGTCGTACTGCATCTGGTTTATCTATGTTGATGAGTTCGTCAACCCTATCAATAAAATCTGTAATTAAAAATATTGATGATTATTTATTGAAGCCGTTAGGTGAGACATATTTTCAATGGAATATGCAGTTTAATGAAAGCAACCCTGAGATTCAAGGGGATCTAGAAATTAAACCAAAAGGTACTTCTGCTGTTATGCAAAAAGAAGTACGCACTCAAAGATTGGTTACACTATTACAAACTGTTGCAAACCCAATGCTTGCACCATTTGTTAAAATACCTAATCTTATTCGTGAGCTTGCCATATCCCAAGATATTGATCCTAATGAACTAGTAAATGACGTAAATGAAGCAGCAATTTTTGCAGATGTATTGAGAGGTTTAAATGAGCAACAACAACCAACCGAGCAAGGGGGCGTTCCACCAACTGGGGCTGCTAATGGAGCAGGAGCAAGCATGGATGGCTCTGGAGGAGTACCTGTTGGAGCAAACCCGGCAGATGACTCAGGCGTTGGTGGCGGAAACATCGGTACCGGAAATACACCGCTTGCAGGGGAAGCTGGCTTTACTGGGAACATTGCTGAAGCTGCGGAGTAATTATAGAGATATGAACAGGAAATAACAATGGCAGTCGAATACATAGATAGTCCAAATGCAGGGTTTATAAAACTAGGTGAAGGTGTTGGTTTAGAAACTATCACGCCACAACGTAAAAGAAAAGTAAAACGAGGTGATCGTGGTGTATTTCCAATAACACCAACTGGTGCAGAGTCTTATGAAGAAACAGATTTTACAGCACAACAAGGATTTACAACACCAGCATCAGCTATACCTAATGTATTTGACAGATATAAAGATTTACCCGGAGGAGCACGAGCAGGTGGTTTTCCCGGCGGATCATTTGAAAATGTTATATCACCGGGCATTGGCAATCAAAATGACGATGCAAATGATGATGATGCAGATTTAGAAGAAGAGTTAAGAAGACAATCTCTTGATATTGATCCGTTTGGTGATTATGCACTTGATCGTGATGGTAATCCTATAGATACTGGTCCAGATTTAAAACCGGGTCAAGTTGGATATGAGACTTTAAAAAAACTTAATAATGCACTTGATAATTTTTTTGAGAAAGCGGGTAAAAAACGTAGTGATTCTGTACCAGAAGAAATTTTTGATTTTTTGGGAGCACTTGGACCGACTACATCAACTGGTGGTGGTGGAAGAGGTGCAACTAATGTGTTTACAGATAATAAAATATTTGATGCTGATACTGGATTTACTGGAAAAGGGGGAGCACCAACAGGTAATCTAACAGATATACCAAAAGTAGGTTTTGGATCAACTGGTGGTGGAGCACCAACTATGCCCGGTGGATTATTAGGTGCATTTGGTGGATCATCAGCACCAGCAGGAGCTATACCTAGTGGATTATTAGATACTGGAGCAGGTGGAGCACCAACAGTTTCTCCAATAGGTGTAGATATAGATCAACCAGATACACCATCAGCAGGACCATCAGTACCACAAGGAGGTCCAGACCTTGATTTTGATGTTATATCTGGAGCAGAAGCACCACAAGGTGGAGAAGGAGCACAAGGCGGTCCTTCAGATCCCGGTGGAACATTTGGTGGTTTTGCTACATCTGTAGATAGTCCTGATGGTCTGTTAAGTGTGCCCGGTCAAGGATTTAATCGTGGTGGTAAAATATCTTTTATGAATATAAAGAAATAACATGCTACCCTCAGAAAAAGATAGTAGACAAAACCAAGACTTAGTTATTCAAAGTGTCCGTGAACTCATGGGCGGTAAATATGTAGACCCAGAAAAGTTTGCGAAAGAACCTACAAGTGCAGAAGCAGAAGCTCTTA